TGTTATAACAGGAATTAATTATAAAATCGTTGGAAATATCCGCGATTGTGTTAATATTTCGGTTCAAATTGATAACAATGTGGCAGTTTCGGCTTCTATTCCACACGCAATGTATGACGAAGAATGCGGTCTTTATGCGCCACTTGGTAGAGGCGAAGGTTCTATTATTATGATAAAAACACTTTTAATTCATATTAAAAGTTTGCATCCAGAACTGAAAAAAATTAGATTTGATGATATGTCTTCAATTGAATGCACAACCAACGAAGACCTGGAAAAAAATCGGTCAATGCCATTATACTATTTATCAATTGCATACAATGGTGAAACTTGGTATGAAAAATATTTTCGCGCGGGTCAAGAAGATACTACAAAACAAAATGCTTACCGCGTTCGTGTGAATAAAATGTTAAATGATATAACTGAAAAACCAACCGAATATATTGATTTTCTTAAAATTACAAAAGTCCCAATGAATATTCGTGTGGAACTTGAAAACTTTTACACAAACTCTAACACTTATACGGAGTTCTTTCATTTAATCCCAAAACAAGACAGATGCCGTCTTTTAATGCCATGGATAAAAGAGTTTATGAACTATTATTTGAAGGGAGTATTTTCAAACTTTGATTGGGAAATACAACTCTCAAATATTAGAGGCGGGTCTTTATCAAAAACAAGAAAAAAACAAAATAAAGGTGAAAAAAAATATTATTGTCCAACCGGTTTCAATCGAAATATGAATTATCTGGAAGACATTGGAGCAAATGTGCTGTGAAAAATCGGCGTTTGAAATTACCAAGGGTGTAAACATGATTATAAGGTTATATTTTTTTAGTTAGTTATGATACTTATTCTTATTTATTACTAAAATTCATATAAATATTGCGGGTCATCCGTTAATCTATCAATATTCCAATTTGTAATTGGTTGGTTGAATTCAAGTGCTTTACTAAACATGCCCTTCATATTGGTCACGTTTGATACATTCCAATCCCCAATAGCTTGGTTGAAGACATCTGCCATACTAAACATGAAAGCCATGTTGGTAACATTGGATACTTCCCAATTCCCAATAGCTTGGTTGAAAGACTTTGCACAACAAAACATGTGATTCATCTTGGTGACCTTGGATACATTCCAATTTTCAATAGATTGATTGAACACATTTGCACCAAAAAACATGCTATCCATGTCGGTAACCTTGGACACGTCCCAATCCCCAATCGGTTGATTGAAGGAATGGGCACACATAAACATGCTCGTCATGTCAGTAACATTTGACACGTTCCAATTCCCAATAGGGCGGTTGAATCCACTTGTTCCGTAAAACATGTAACTCATGTTAGTAACATTTGACACGTTCCAGTGACTAATGTCATCATTGAACCCTGCCTTGTCCATGAACAACCTACTCATGTCATCATTGAACTCTATCTTGTCCATGAACAGCTTACTCATGTCCGTCACACTGGACACATCCCAATCACTTATATGACCATATTTTTCTTCGGCTTCAGCACGATTACTGCACCAGAGATTTACGGCTATTCTAATATCAGGATTGGTTCTCCACAGCTTCTTACTTTGCATCATTGGTCTAAAAATAACCCATAGAAAATCTGGTTGGATGAATTCGGTTCGAATTCCTCTACTACATTTTTCTTTTCTTATGCGATAGAGCCAATGCAATATATAAAAATTCTCTTCAGTAAAGAAGTTTGACTCTTTAGCTCTTACTAAACTATAAATTATATTTTGGTATAGGTCCGTCATTGAACGAATATTAAATTATACTAATATAATTATTAAATTAGTAAAAAAGGAATCATTTTTTTAATTTATTTTTTATAAAATTATAATATTTTTCATTTTGTTTTTGTGGGTCAAAAAACAAGAAAAAAACAAAATAAAAGTGAAAAATATTATTATTGTCCAAACGGTTTCAATCTAAATATGAATTATCTGGAAGACATCGGTGCCAATGTGCTGTGAAAAAACGGCGTTTCACTTCGTAGTAAATGAGAAAAGGTGTGTAAGTTTTTGAATAAAAGTGGACAAATTATTTAATGATGAATTCGTCAAATAATTGCGGTTTATACCAGCGAAGATTTAAAATTTGCACGCTCCAACGTTCAGTTGGAGTGTCATTTCAAATCGTTACTGGTATCTGGTCATTGAAAATTTAAAATGGGACATTTTTAAATGTTCAATGGTTTAATCTCGGCATTTTAATCTACTGCCAATCATTCGAAAATAGCAATTGTTATACATTATATTTTTATCCAGCGCCTTTGCCAATGTTTTATCGCTCATTTTCAGTTGTTTTATACAATCATATTTACACACAAATTCTGTTAATAATTGATTGTCGCATGTGTATTGCCCTACGCCATCTTTATACAACAATGGTGTCCCATAATTATCTTCAAACGTGGTTCTCATTTCTTCATTGCATTTCTCGTACAATGCATAATAATGTCCGTTTGTTATAGATGCATTTTTTACAGGATTGTCTAGTGCAGATGAAGATGCATATCCATTTTCTGCCGCCGCGGTTTTTCGGTCGATATACACATTCAAAATCTCTGTATTTTCGCCGTTTATCTTTGCAATATATCCCAGGTTTTGCGGCCTGGTTTGTTTGGTTGGGGGGAGATCATGAATTAGATTCGGGTCCAAACTTCTATCTACAAAAGCCCATCGATAATTGTTGTAAATGGTATTTTCTTTCACCGCCTTATCGATACTTGGGCGTTTAACACTGAAATTGTGTTCCTTCAAACATTCTGCTACGGATTCATACACTTTTACGATAGTCATCGTTTCCGGATTGATTTTTTGGAGACGTGGGCCGACCGTTACTAGCGGCTCGTTGAAACCAGTCGTTGTTTTAGTTTGCGTGGAATTCAGTTTGGAAACGATATCTAGGTTCACTTTTTCTAGATTGTCGATTTTAGATGATAACTGTTTGACGCACTGAAGTAACTCTTGGATTATCATGTTGTCGTTATTCGTTGTTTTCATTTCTAACATCAGTTTTAGTTGTTGAACTTCTAATTCTAACTTATGCGTATCACTGTTGTTGAAATATTTGATATTTGTGTTGATTATATCTAATAAAGTTTGATAAGACAGATTCTTTCCTATTAGAAAGAGTTCTAGCTCGGTTTCATGTCCGGGCAGGTCATTTACTCTATTTCGCCGGACCAATTCATGTTCTTTGATAAACGTTTCAAAATCCTTGCTTTTATTAACGGTAAAGCAATCTAACAACAAACACTCTTCGTATTTTGTTTTGTGTTCTTTGTATCTACCTAACACTCCTTTTCGACTTTCGCCAATTTTTATGACATATTGGCAATTTTCATGTGTTTTTACCTTGATTACATAAAAAATGGCACCGCTCGTTGCATATTCTTGCATCAATACCTTTTCCCTTTCTAGCATTTTTTGTTTCGCTAATTTGGCGTCGTATTCGTGTTTATTTTTGTCTTCTATTTGAAGGATTTGTTGTTTTAATTCGTTACTTTCTTCTACCAATACTTCTTGTAAAATTTCTTCTAATTTAATAAAATATTCGTGTATTTCGTCTGCTTTTTTTGTCCCGGCTTTTATACAAAATAATTTAAATGTTTTTATATTTAACATAATAATATCTTTATTGTGACCACCTCTGGTGTCAGATGATTGCTTATCATTTGGGAGAAGCGATTGTTTATAATCTAAATCTTGTGTAAAACATTTTTCCAATAATCGTTTTGCGTTAAATTTAGAACTAAAACCTAACCAATTCCACACATTATCTAGGTCGATTACGAAATCGGTCTTGTTATTGTGTTTCAAATAACAATAAAAACTGGCTAAAAACATTTGTTGTTCATAATTATTAAAGTGTTTTTGTACCTTTTCAACTATTTTTGACTGATAGTTACCATTTAATTTGGTAATTGGGTTGCTTTCAATGAGATTTACAATGTCTATGCTCATTCTATACATTATATATTGTGAGTTCTTTATATTGGTTTTTGCTTCAATAATCAAAAACCAATAATATGAATATTATGAATTTTCAAATTTTCAAAAAATTGAATGAAATAAACATTTGAAATTTATCCACATAAAATGTCGAAATGCCTCGCAATTGATAGAAATAGTCATGGTTGCAGATGTAATGCAATACATGACTCTCGGTTTTGTAAAAACCACGCATATATGGCTGACTATACAGACGAAATGATAGCAAACCAGACGATTTGTTCTGGCTGTAAAAAATCGTATTATTTGCCAGATGGAATTAAGACGTGTTCAAATTGCAAAGAACGCGGAAAACAGTCGTCACTAACAGCAAAAGAAGCGGTTGTATTATGTGCTAGTGACAAATGTAAATCCAAACGGTCGATTGAGAACAATTATTGCATGAAACATCAATTATGTGTTTTCGTCGACGAAACTGCTGCATTAGGCAAAAAATTATGCAAGCAGTACGTCCGTGGTTGTCGTGCACAATTGGATGCAGAATATTCCAAGTCTACATGCGAAGAATGTTTGGTAATTGAGCGAGAAAAAGACCGAGCTAGGCGCGGTTATGCCCAAAAAACGACTGCACCTGAACCAAATAAGCAGATTTGCACAACATGTTGTAAAACATTGGACGAAGAACAATTTATCGGGCATAATGACGTACAAACAAAAACGTGTGCATCGTGCAGAGAAGCAAATCGTCTACAAGATATGAAACGTGACAAAGAACACCGCAATGAACTGGCGCGTATAGCCGAGCAGAAGCCGGAACGAAAGGCCGTAAAACAACAATGGAATGAAAACAACTACGAAAAAGTTGCATTGAAGAGCATGAGTTATAGACGGCGCCAGATAGAAGCGAATGTAGACCAATATTTAAATAAAAATGCGGAAAATGCAAAGCAATGGCGAGACAATAACCCTGAAAAAGTTGCTATTAATAATTTGAATAAAATAAATAGTGTTGAATTGCAATATGGCGTGTATTGTCGAAGCGCCAGAGATAAAAATCTGGACTTTAAATTGTCGCTAACTGATTTTACAATATTAACTGAACAGTCGTGTTACTATTGCGGCATTATACCAGAACGCGGCTTTAATGGCATTGACCGAATGAACTCAGTAGTTGGTTATGTTACCGATAATTGTGTAAGTTGTTGCCAAATGTGTAACTATATGAAAGCGTCATTGTCAGTAGATGCATTTCTCGGTCGAGTAGAACATATTTTGACACATAACGGACTAATCGATGGGCGATTATTTCCGGAAATGTTTCCAGATTATACATCGGCTTCTTACATTCATTATAAAAATCGGGCATCAAAAAAGAATTTAGATTTTAATTTATCACATGATGAATTTGACGCACTTAAATTACATCCGTGTTATCTTTGTGGAAAACCATCTAATTCGCAACACCTGAACGGCATAGACAGAATAGATAATAACAAAGGGTATATGGTGGACAACGTAAAGTCCTGTTGTTTTGGATGCAATCATATCAAACGCAATTATATCCTGGAAGATGTATTTAACAAATTTATGGATATACATTCGTTCAAAATTGTACATGAAAACACAGTACTGCCGAACATGATAGTTAATCAAATGACGGTTGAATCCGTAGAAAATGGTATTGCAAATCATGATGCAAACAACGAATTAATACAAATAAACAATAAAGATATGGTAGCAAATACAAATAAAAAGACAGATGAAGAAAAACGCGAGGCAGCGCGCATTCGCAAGGCAAATCAGCGTTTACGTCTAAAAGAGAAATACGGTAACGATGAATATAATCGTCAGAAAGCGGAAGAATTGGCAAAATATAGAAAAAATAAAAAGACGGAGATATAATATGTGTTTATGAAGCATTAATTAATTTATAATTTTTTTATAAATTAATATTTTACATTATAATATTTTTTATTTTGTTTTTGTGGGTAAAACCCATTTTATTAGTTTGAAGGTCACGCAAATGATGAAGGTCACACCATTCGATCAATTTGAGTAAGCTACGCCCGCCATGCCGCTCATAACGCGGAGAACGTTGTAGTTAACAGCGTACACACGGACCTTAGCAGTGTTGACACCAGACACAGTTCCGGAGGAGAGCACCAACTGAAGAACCGCGTTGTCGATTCTGGAGAAGTTGCAAGATCCGCTGGGTTGGTGCTCCTCAGGGCGAAGGGCAAAGGAGTACACGTTGATACCGCAGTCAGGGGCACGGGTGTGGTGCTGGAAGGGCTGCACAACGTCGAAGTAAGAACCCTCACGCTCGGAGAAGCGGTCCTGGCCGTTAAGCTGGAGCTTGGCAGTGACCACAGGGTTCTCACCCCAGCAGTGCATGTCAAGGGCAGACTCAGCCAACACGAAGGTACCGGCATCAGACAACACGGAGCCGAGATCAGTAATGGCGTTACCAAGCTGGTGACCAGCAGTAATACCAGAGGCATCGTTATCAGCGGCACCCGCCATCTGGAAAAGACCAGAAGCGTTCACGAACTGATTGACACCAGAGACGGAAGCAGATCCACCGAAGGCATGGATGGCGTTGGGGAGGGCATCAATGGCATCAGTGTAGTTGAAGGGCTGGGCACCAAGGGTCTTGAACAAGAGGGAGTTAGCCTCAAGGGAAGAGCAGTAGTCGACGTTGGCATCAGGCTGAACAACCCACACCAACTCCTTGCAGGGGTGGTTGAAGTTGAGCTTGATCTTGTTGGAAGAAGAACCGACAGACTCGTCACCAGTGAACTGGAGCTGCTCAATCAAGTACTCATGGGGGTTCTGGGCCATCTTGCGGCGCTCATCAGTGTCGAGGAAGATGTAGTCAACATAGAGGGAAGCAGCCACGAGGGATTGCTGGTAAGCAGCGGCAACAGTCTTGGCACCGGCACCCAAAGCAGACACGGCCCACAAGCACTCACCAATGGGGCGGAAATCAATGTTGATCTTCACCTCGTGGTACTGAAGGGCAATCAAGGGAAGGGCAAGTCCGGGGTTGCGGCAAAACCAGAAAAGAAGAGGCACGTAAAGGGTGGTCTCAGGAAGAGCCTTGCGGGGAGCGCACACCTGGGCAGGTCCTCCGGCAGCGCAGGGGCCAGACACATCAGCGAAGGCGGGGTCAGTGATGTAGGTAAGTTGGGTGGTGTTACCGATCATCTTGTAGTAACCCGCCTGTTGCTCCTTGGAAAGAGTAAGCTGGTTCCAGATGTGCATCCAGTCACCGTACTGGCGGTCAATGCGCTGACCTCCAATCTCCACCTCAACCTGGGCAACCAACTGCTCACCAACAAAATCTAACCAACGGGCATACACACCGGTAGGACCAGTAGTATTAGCCATGTTCTGGTTGATCTCGGGGAGAGTCACCTGGAGGTAGGTGCGGTAAGCCAAATCACCGTTGCGGCTGATTGTGCATGTCACACGGCGGCCAAAATCGGCCTGGCCAGAGAAAGTCTGCTCAATAGACTCCATGGCGAAGTTGGTGTGGCGTCTGTAGGACACCTTCCAGAAAGTAATCTCGGGGGTTCCGGTAAGGAACACATCTTGGGCGCCATAGGCGACGAGTTGCATCAAACCACCAGCCATATTTTATGGATTATATTGTATCCAAAGAAAATAATTTTGGAAGAATTGAATTAATTAAATTAAAATAAAAATAAAAAGCAGTCCTTTTTATTTTTGGAAACACCCCTAAATAAATGATTCACATGACGAAATTCCCGAGACCCCATGTATTTTTAATGGTTCTCATATAATCGCCTGCGTATTCATATTAACCAGAGATATTAATTCACAATTACTATATTTGTGGTTACAATCACTGAATTTTCAAAATGTCTAAACCATTGAAGAATTAAAATGTCCCATTTTAATTTCTCAATGGCCAGATACCAGTAACGTTTTGAAATGACGCTCCGTAGGAGCGTACCATTTTAAATCTTCGCTGGTATAAAACACTGCCGTGGTTGGTCAGTTATGCCGGACCACTTAACACATAATCCACCGACAAATTCGATGCCACAAATGTTTCTAAATAATTCTCTTGGAATATCTCTTGTCGGTTCTCATGCTTTTTGGTGAAAATATAGGAGTCTTGAGATTTGCGTACAGTCCACCCCTGCTCCAATGCATTGGTGATAAACAACATCTTTTGAAAGGCAGGTTTGGACAATTGCATATGATTGGGCAGACCAATCGTTTTAGGAGATGACATGATTTCGTGTTGAGTTATATATGAGGTTTAGATTGTGTTTTATTAGAGGATACGAGTTTTTATGTGTAAACATATTATATAATTAACACTTAACATATGGTAAAAAAACTAAATCCATCATTTGTTGCATATTTTGCTGCCTATTTGAAACAATTATTAAGTATCAAAAAGAATGGTGGAGTCATAACTGCTGCAGATTTTCAAGACAAAGTCACTGAAGCTGCAAACAAATATTTAAGTGAAAATTATGGTATAGATGCAGGTGGAGTACGTAGTGCAATCGCACAGTCCACACCAGAAGCTGAGTGTGCCAATGCTATAAAAGCCCGTGTCCACCACGGAATTGGTGATGATGCTAGAATAAGCTATTATAAAACGCAAACCGAAATCGGTAATTCAATAATTGACGATCTTCCCCAAGCGAAAACCGTCCACAAGGAAGTTACAGATTGGACATCTAAAACTAACATGTTATTATTTGATGCAAATGCTGGCAAAATGAGACAACAAACTGTAAATTTTACTCCTGATAGAGCGGCATACTGTGGTAAATGTTGGATATGTAATACCGACGTAATGTCTTATAGTGGCAAATCTACCCAAGAACATCGCACGAAAAGCGATTCGACTACTACAGAATTTTTAGATGGTACGACGCCATGTGGCGATTGCGAGCATGTTTCTGCGATCATGGCGTCATACATAGCAGGTATGTTAAAGTCGGGTGGATTTGCGAAGTTTTATTGGGCATCTTATTACGTTGCATGTGTTGAGTGTAATAGAAGGAAATCAAATTATATAGGGGTGAAATTACATTCAACGAAAGGTTGGGAAGTTGATATTAATGGCGTTAATGCTATAGTTGATGCTATATTTCCGGTAAACGATCTAGACCAACATGCATCTGAATACAACCCTATCCGTAACGCACTTACTGAAAAATATAACTCTATGTCACCCGAACAAAAATACGAACACAGAGCCAAAGTGTACAAAAATATTGAGACCGGTACACAAACGTGGTGTCAAGCAGCGAATGAACAAATGGCAAAGTCGAAAGCAAGTAGCAAAATGGCATTTAACGTGAGTAGGATTATAGTAGCGATTACTGGACATTTAGATGTTATTACAAACAAATTACAAAAGAAAGCCAAGATAATTAAAACTGTAACCAAACCTGCTAGCACGGGGAAAAATACAGGCAAGGTCGTTAAATCGTCACAACCGAAGGTAGGATCTAAAGTGTCCAAGAGTCGCGGCAATAAAGGTGGCGCACCAACCAAAGGAGACGATGATATTTTGGTCTGGGAAGATTTAAACGAGAATGAGACCGCACATGCAGATGAGACACTAGATGAAGATAAAGAAGATGCAAAACCGCTCGATACCCTTATATACGAGTTTAAAAACTGGTTTTATCAAACTACATATGGTAACGAGTTATTGAATGAATATAATAGCGACCCTGACACATTTGAAATGTTAATGACCAGATTATCACATTCAATGGAAGAAATACTTATTTCATTACATGATATAAAACTAGTTGATGTTTCTGCTAGTTCAGCTGAAACAACTGCTTTGCGTTATCCGGCAACACAATCAAATTCAGGTACAGGTTTAGAAACGCAATTCGTAACAAATGAAGAAGCTGGTATGTTGACACCAAAGGGAAAAGATCATGAAGAATCCGGTACGACAGAATCTGGTAAAACCATCAGCGTTATTACTCCTGGTACGAACGAATTTGGTACCAAACGGCCTAGGTCACAGTCACCTTCAACAGTCGACTCTTCGCAAAGTCTCTCCCAGGATCTCTCGTCAGATACCGATGAACAAGAACGGAAATCCACTAAGACAGAAGAGACTACACCCGGACTTCGTGTCGTAGGTCCGGTAGAAGGTACCCAATCCCAAGGATTTGGAGAAGAACGTGGTGGAAGTAGGTTAAATAAACGCCACTCCAAAAACAGAACAAAGCGTATTTCCTACATCAAACATAAACAAACACGCAAAAATCTACATTCCAGAAAAACAAAATAATAATCCATCAACACACCATTGAAAGAAAAAACGTATAACATTAGGTACACGTTTTTTATTTTTCCACTGCTCTGCTCATCTCATTTATTGTTCGCTTTTTTACACACATTTTACACCAATCTTTTCGCAATATTCTTGCACCTTTTTGTAAGCGTTGTTGTATGTTTCATTTATCAAATGGCTGGTTGTAATCTCATCTGGATAATTTGAAGCGGCATGTGCGATACTATTCCAGTGAATGTCAATAAATATAGATACATGTTTGCAACTATTACTAACCGTGCGACTATTGAAATAATAATCCGCAAATATAAATGGTTTGTGTAGAGGTAGTTGAGCGAGACCATCTAACAATAGAAACGAATGATGTCCAAGATATTTATCAAAATCGGTTGTGTATCTTGGACAAAATATCGGGTCTTCATAGCATCCATTGTTGACATTATAACGTCTGTATCCAATCAACACCTGCTTATATTCGTCATCTTCTTGCACATATCGTGCAGTTAATAAATAGTTTTCTAGGTGAGAATCAAATCGTGCAGTTAGATTGGATAATGTTCCCGCCAATTCATCACGCTTCGACTGATGAATGTCATTCAGCTCGTGTATATCTCGAATATGTTGGCTCTGCAGACTGCTAATGCGCTGACCCAAATTCGCATAATTGGCATTCGCATCATCCCGGACGCGTTTCATTGTGATTTCGGTCGGCACAATCGCCTGTAAATAGGCCACGCGTTTTTCGAGTTCAATCACATGTCCGCGTAGTTCTAGACAGTCGTCTTCGAGTTTATTGAGAACATCATTGTATTTGTCCATGAAATTGTCTATTTTCACGCTCGTGTATGCCATTATTTCTTCTTGTTGGTTGCCAATATCACGATACAGTTGGGTGAACCGTTTTTTTGCCCAACTGGCCGTATAAATCGCCCCACTCACAATAGACGCCCACATGCATGCTGTAAATATTTGATATGCGTTTGCATCGATCCAGCTCCCACTACCACCTCCGGCCACAACAGTTGAGTTCATCATTTCCATACTGTTGCACGCAGACATTTATAACTGATTGTTAATTACTTTTGATGCATTCGGTTGATAACGTTGTCCCAATTCAATTTTTCACATAATTTTGTACTATGACATTGACGGCAGAGAATAAAATATACACTTATTTCAGAGAATGGCACAGTGTATTGATATTGGTGCGCATATCATTACAATTCTTGTGATGATGCACGGAGAAGTAATTGAATTAAATATAATACCCGAGAAACAGGATATTTTTAAAAATGTGAATTTATTAAGTTTAGCAGGAATTTTTAGCGAAGCTGCGTTAGGTAATAATGAGATTCGGGACAGTCATCGCAAATATTTAAATAAGATGTTTCAACAAAACTTAAATAATACAACGATGCCGGTCATGCAAACCGCTGCAGAACGTATACGTCCGGCATATGCGGATTATATAAAATCGTTTTTTGGTGAAGAATCTACCGAAAATAGTTGCAAAATATTTGATAATATCCAGTTTGATAAGGCATTTGGAACGGGCATAGAAGGAGTTTTTGCTAGAATGATACAATGTATTTTACCCGATGTTATTGGTATTTATGTTATTTCCGTGCATAAAAAAATAGATAATACTAAATTAGATTTAATTTATCCGGTGGACAAGACTCTGCTGAATTTGAATTTATTACAACACGGCGATTTAATCCAATTTGCAAAAATTTTCAACAATGATAGAGAACCCATAATACCACCATTGTTATCGTCATCCAGTGACATTATACGATTAAGTGACCTGATACGTATTATCAAAGATATAGTTGGACGTGACAAATGCCACCTAAATATTATAGATTATTCATGTTCTAAGATTGCACCGTCTATATCTAAAGAAGAACTGCAATATGCACGATACATGCAGCCAAAAGACATTGAAAATTTCATTCCCGAATATGGTGGTAAAAATGCACGGAACAAGCGACGTACACATAGGCATTACGCAAAAAAACGATATACAAAAAGGCGTCACAGAAAAAATAAAAGCTCAAAAACTCCAAATAATCCAATTCAAAAAAAGCAACATAAAAACACATAGATAACTAATACTAAACTAGTTCTCCATGAATTCGAATCAAAAGAAGGGCAATCCGCAAAAAACGCCCGGCCTACATACAATTGACATCAAACATACCGAACTCCTAGATAGATTCCATAAAATCGAGTCAGAAACCATCCCGAAACTTCTCGAAGAAAAGGAGAACCTAAAACTGAAAATCAAAACCCTGTCGAAAAGCCAATATGACGAGTACATGGACATGCGCGACAGAATCAAATACATCGGTCAAGAAGTCAAAACCCTCACGCGACAAAAGAAGGATTATTTGCTCAATAATTCCAAACACATCTTCGATTATTTTGAGCAAAAGAAGCAAATCTCCGTCGATTCAAACACACTCAATCAAAACTCCAATGTTCTCAATTCTTTCTTTAAAATCAAGGCCACACAATCATCTTCGGCTGATGCCAATAGCGACAAATACGCAAAATCCAAGCAATCTTACCAACATTACTGGCGAAATGTCACCAATGAGATTGCCAATATCCAAGACTTTATCGTCTCGACCGACGTATGTGAAACATGTCAACGCGGAGAACTCATCCCCCAAGACGAAGAAGGCATATTAATTTGTAACAACACCGCCTGTGGCAAATTCGTGACCTACATTGTCGATAGTTCCAAACCCACCAACAAGGAGCCGCCGAATGAGGTCTCTTACACCGCCTATATCCGTCTCAACCATTTCAAAGAAATCTTATCCCAATTCCAAGCCAAAGAAACCACGCAAATACCCGATGAAGTGATTGATGCGATCAAGGCGCGCATTAAAAAGGAGCGAATCAAGGACGTCTCTCTCATCAACTACGACAAAATGCGCGAAATGTTGCGGAAACTAGGCTTCAACAAGTATTTCGAACATATTCAATATATTAATTCTTTATTCGGCATTAAACCCCCTATTATGAACGAAGAATTGCACGAGACGCTATGTGTTCTCTTCATCGAAATACAGAAACCGTGGGCGATTCACTGTCCGCCGAACCGAACCAATTTTTTCAACTATACGTATACATTACACCAGCTGTGTGTTTTATTGGACCAGACCCAATATTTGCCCTATATTCCCATGATGAAGGACCGAGAGAAGCAATTAGAGCAAGATATGATATGGAAAAAGGTATGTAATGACCTGGACTGGGAATACTTCCCAACCGTATGATTTGACAGACAAGTCGACCAAATCAACCAACTATTGTAATATTATTACATAATGCGATGTAAAAATATTAATTTTCAAGGCTTAAGCGGCAATGCGAATACCACCCACCAATGTGCTACCAAGTGTCATACCGGCACCGTTTCTGGCACTGGATCCCATGGAGGGGATAAACACGTCCAAAATGCTAAATGTGGCAGCGGCAGTCAAAGCAATCACAATGATTTCCTCAACGCTCAACGCCTTCTTGGGGATCAACATGGCGCAAATCGCCACAGCCAAACCCTCAATCAAGTATTTGATGGCACGCTTCAAAAGCTCGTTCATGTCAAACATTTCGGTCATGTCGAATATATATTATATTAAAATAAAATAATTCATTCTAAATGAAATGAAACGAAGTGAAACGAAATTGTCAATATCCGGATTTTGATATACAAATATTATGTTATGTAGAAAACACTTAAATATAATGTTGGAATACAACATATAATGTCGTCATTCGAGAAGAAAACACTGGCAAATGGGTCTACAAATCCTAAATATGTAGATTTGTGCGATGAAGATGCCCCCGTCGCTGGGCAGAAATTTGCATGCCTATCGTTTGTATCCCCGGAAAAAATATTGAAGAAGCGCGAAGTGTATTTGTTCGACCAATTCATCAAGAACTGGGAGTTTTCTAAATCCATGGAACGATACTTCGATTTCATCCATTTCGTTGCATATAAACACAACATGAATGTGGATACGCTTATTGCGGATTTCAACGATTTCGTAAAAGAGGAATCATCAAAGCTAAAGAAAAGTGGCATTGAAGACGATTACAAGAATTTCATGGACAAGCAAGAAGACGCATTGAACGAGAAGTTCAACCGAGAACATTCCTTCCAAACATCGGTGCGCGGTCTCAAGGTGCGCGGTGTATTTGCGTCTCAGGAAGAGGCAGAACAGAAGTGCAAGAAGTTGCGCGAACACGACCCCAACCACGATATTTTCGTAGGTCCGGTGGGTGTGTGGATTCCATGGGATCCGGATGCGTATAAGACGGGTCGTGTAGAACACATGGAAGAGGAGTTGAACGCATTGCACAAGGAGAAGATGAAGAACGAGGAGATGGCGAAGAAGGAATTCGAAGAGCGCGTGCGCGAAACAAAGAAGAAGGCGATTATGGAGAATATCGAGAAGGCAAAGGCGAGCGGAAACGTGCTCACCCAAACAATGGATGCTGATGGAAATCTAGTCGGTGTAAAGGAGACGGTGAACTTCGAAGAGCGCGATGTGGCCAATGCCGAATCTACCAAGTTGCGCAACGAGTTGTTAATGGAACAGAACAGCAATTTGGTGGACACACTCGAGAGTGTCGACTAATCGACCCATAATCGTACGCATATTCAACAATAGAAAATAACTTATAACGATATACACCCTTGAACATTTAAAATGGCACGCCCGCAAGTGCAAATTAACAAAATATATACCATAATTTACTTAAAATTATTTATGTAAATTATATAGCAACGAAATGAGATTAAAAAGTGAATTGTATAAAAAAGAACAAGATGATATTACAGACAAAATTATTAGCATATTAGATTTGGAAAATAAAAACACATATACACTTTACGAATTAGACAAAAATGAAGACATGCAAAGGCAACTCATGGAACTTATACCAGAAATACGGAAATGGTTTGCTTTTAACAATATGAAGGCAGTTGGAGAACCAGAGCGAATAAAACGTCCTTGGTTATCTATTGTCAAATCTCTTACCAAATCTAAATATACAATAGAAAATAACGAACACCAATTCAAAGTAAATGGAAAATGGATAAAATCGCCAATATATATTTTTACGAAAGTTTAGGGGTTTTTACTTAATATATTATATTTAGGGAAACTTACTTAAAATAATATCTTTGTATAGTATATAGAATGGAAAAGGCAAAAGAAAAACCACCAGAGTTTTTCAAATCCATTAAAACTTCGCTTAAAAGTGTATTGAAGCATCCCGAAATCAATACAAAAATACTAAATGATGCTGTTGTGAAATCTAATAAGATTGTTATTCATACTTTACAATTTCTTAAATTGTATTTGTTGGATTATTACGAAAATAATTCACAAACATTACCAGACATAAGCAAAGAGTTAATAAATAACTCTATGAAAGTTGTTTGCGGTGAGAAAGCCGAAAAAAGAGGCAAACCGGCAAATAAAGAAACAATCGAATTGAAAGATACACTCATATCATTTTTTAACCAGCACTATTTACCACTTACACAGAATGACCGAATTGATTATGCTGGACTGAATACTATTTTAGATTATTTGAAAGAAGATGTTATCACGATGTATAAGAACAACATACAATTACATTATGTAGAATATGTAGAGCGATATGTAAACGTTGTTTGGAAAAAGAAAATGATTGTTGATAAGATACGAAAATTAGACAAAACACAAAAAGAGCGTGAAGCGCGAGTAAGAAACCTTTGTAGTGAATTACGCAAAATCAAAAATGATTTATTGAATATGGATGGAAACCCATATCAATCCAGTCCTCATTACCATACCTGGATTACAGAACAAAAACATAATATATTACCCAGAAAAAAGAAATACGAAAAGAATAGCATTTACTATGATTTGAAATGTTCGCCCATGGATTATTTTCCATGTATGATTTTTATGATGAAACGAGTTGAAAATGATGGTGAAAGTGTAAATAACGTATTTCCTCTACGAAGTGAAATTGCACCAAAATACATACGATTAGATACAACTACATTAGTTAATTTATTATTGAGAAAGGAACATGGAACAAAAGCATTTTACAAAACAAAGGGAGAATTAAAAAAGAACGAAGATAAAATATGGGAGTTCTTTTTTAGAACAGAACGTAAAATGTTTTGCAAAACTGGGTATTCGTTTCATCATATGGTTTCTACTGATGGCGTTGCATTAAGCATTTTATTTTTGCGCAATGATTTGGTTGGTAAGAAATTACCTATGATGAAGAATGGGATAGCAAGAGAATTATATATTGATGAATTAGATGATTATTCCGCTTTGCAAAATAAGACAATTGTGGGAATCGATCCAGGTAAAGACGATTTGATTTATTGTGTAGACAATGCTTCCAAAGATGCAAATGTATTTCGGTATTCACAAAATCAACGAAGAAAGGAAACCAAGCTGAAAAAATACAACAATATCATTCTCGCTATGAAAACTAATAAGATTGAAGGGAAGACAATTATAGACTATGAAACCGAATTATCACATTTCAATCGTAAATCGCTACAAATTACAAAATATAAAGAATATATACGAGAAAAGAATAGAATAAACCATATTTTGTTTCAGTTTTATCGTAAGGAATTATTTCGTAAGTTGAAATTTGGTAAATACATCAATATCAAACGCAACGAGCAAAAAATGATTAGTAATTTTAGGAAGATGTATGGTAATCCAGAAGAAGTTGTGATTTGTATTGGAGATTGGGAACAGAGAAAACAAATGAAATTCAAAGAACCAACATTAGGAATAGGAATACGGACATTGTTTAGAAAAAATAATTATAAAGTATTTTTGGTTGATGAATTTAGAACCAGTTGTAAATGTTCTAATTGTAATGGTGGAGTATGTGAAAAGTTTAGAGTCATGCAAAATCCAAGACCGAAACCAAAGAAAGAAATAAAATGCGATGAAATGCGGTTAATTCATGGACTACTACGCTGTAAGAGCGGTTGTGGGTTGTGGAATAGAGACCGCAATGGTTCATCAAATATCTACAAAATAGCAGATAATGCGATAAATAATGTAGAAAGACCAAGTTATTTATGTAGAGAAACAAGTAATCAAGGCACTTTACCGAGTGTCTATAACCAAACTTTATGCAGGTATGAAAAGACCCAACTTTGACTTATTTTTTTGGCATTAAATGTCTCAAATTAAATGTTAAAGGGTATAAAAATTATGATGTATTTATTGTAATACATCATATGACAACATTTTGCGATATAATATACAGGAAATATATTCTGGCCAATCCACAACATGCAGAATTCTTAACATTTGACTATATTACCAGTCCCCAATATTTTACAGTCAATCTGCAGATGGTGAGCAGTCTTTGCCGCGATACCATTTATGTATTATATTCCATATTTATATCGATTTATCTTCATGCACGTGCGAATTATGTAAGCACGAAGTATGCATATATTAAAAATACGTTTGACAACCCGTTTTACAACTCCGAACAAAAAGCCGAATTTATCAATATATTTCGGGGAGCGCAACGCCTCTATCGAGCGCTATGTAATTTCGCATATAAATGGAAATGGAATCGAGCCACATATGCAATCAAACACGATTTATTGTTGAACCCCATTGAACCCGACCAATATTTTGTGTTGCCATTACTGCATTCTGGGAAAAAATACTTGTTCACGAAAAGCGACCTGACGAATATTGTTGAAACCGCGTTAACCCATTCTCCGTATATTTACGCAGAGCCATTACCGATTAAGAATCCATACAACAATTTGGTATTCGACAAATCTCATTTGTATACGATTTATTTCTTTATGAAACATCGCATGTTTACATTGCCGACCATTTTTCATCAATATTTCCTGCATAATTTTCATTTGAAATTGTTTCGGGATAATAACGAGGCGCTCATTCGAAAAATGCATATCAATTCGATGATAAAGACAAATAACACGACCATTCGGCGACGGGATATAAACACAATGATTCGCCATTACAACGATAGTTGTATTAGTACAGCCAAAAAAATATATATTGACCCGGATTTCCCAAATGACGTATTATTTCGAGCGATGACACCGTATTTGCATTTGTTTTATACTTCTACGTATGCACTGGACATTGCTGAAAAGGGTAGTGCAATGAACAATTTACGATATCAATTATCGAGGTTTCATAAAATATCACCTACATTTGGCCGCAAATTCATTAAAATGCGATTTGGAAAATCGAGGTCACAACCGCTAGAATATGTATACGACATGCGATATGCACAATATATAACACTGCCATTTTCGAAGAATTATGATACATGTCATACCACCATCATTGAGGACAATGAAGATGAAGAAAAAGAATCGGGAATGTCATTTTATCCAATGTTGCCACACAGTACACTGATTCCGCATATAGACGACGACGATGACGATGACGATGATGATGACGCTCGCAATAATATCAATGATGACGATGATGACGGTGGTAATATTAACCCTCATATTGCGAACAATAATCACGACGACTACGACGATGATGATGATGCTGACGCAGAAACACTAAGCATGTTACGCGACGCATATGAACATGGTGACAGTGATGGTGACAGTGATGATGCTGACGCGGTCCATGAATCGAGTACAGAAGAGGACTCGGTTCATGAGAATGATTTGGCTATACATATGGAAATCGCAACATCCGGTTCAAATACAGAAGATGACAGCGATTGATTTGTGTGGACCTACCATTTTGTTTTCTTCACATTGATAGTTTGTGCGCTCTTCTTTTTGGATTTACTTGGGTCATATGCCTCATCTTCGTCATCTGACCCCATATTTTTAGATATTTCCCAAAATTCCTTGGATCCCAAACGAAAAGTTGGATGATTTTCGGCCTTGTACCAAAATATCTGGTCATTCAGTTTGTTCGATTTCGCATTGTTGTTAATGACCAAACATTCGAAGTTCTCGGTGCACTGGTCCATAACCGCACAAAATGATTCCAATGTGGGAAACATACTCGCATAATTTTCCCATATACGTTTGCGGTTGGTCAAATAAGGTTCTCGCAATATAAACACATAATCGATGTTTGTACGCAGATTCGGTGGGATACCCAACGGATATTGCATGGTAATAATAAGCATGATTTTCCAATGACGACCATTCATAAATAACAGTCTCATCATTTTATCGCGAGTCCATGATGCATCATACAAACAATCATCCAAAATAACAAATGCTCTTGGGTCGATTGTTGTACGCTTATATGTTTCGATTTCCTTATTTACCTGTTTTAACACCGTTTTTTGTCGGCGTAACACATTCTCAATGAGAACCGAGTTGTATTCTTCATGAATAAATAGTTTAGGTACATGAGAAGCATAAAATCCATTACCGGCTTCTGTCCCGGAAATAACTGTGCCTATTGGGATATCCTGGTGATAAAATAAGAGATCTCTGACTAAAAATGACTTACCCGTATCACGGCGCCCAATCAACACCACCACTGGGCCTTTATTTTCATCGGGTTTAAACGTGATCTCACGCATATTGAATTTTTTTAGTTCCAATGTCATAGTATTTTATGTATACATTAGTAGATATAAAATGATTTTTTAGGATAAACGTGCCTCTGCCATAATTAAGACACAATCAAATTACATTAGTTTAGAATATGTGAAAAATATGTACTCACCACTTATACAGATTCGACCATAATCATGACATCAGCTATAAATGAAATTCCTAAATTCACAATACATTACGCGAAACACAAAACCATTCAAATGAATGTTTTAGAACAGACAGGTCAGGTTACTGCGGCCGAAGATATTGAAGCCGAATATTCGCCCTTTCGCATTGAATCCGTGCAAAATTATAACCCGATTTATGATTTGTGGTTTTCATTGGATGAATCTAATTATAATCGCATATCATTAAACAATGCATATCATTTGGTTGATATGAATACAGTGGTTGGATTAAACACGAAAGACGTCGTTTCCCGACCGGTATATATTAAGTATTCGCCGTTATTAGACCCGGTTCGATACATGGTTGGTAAATATGAATCATGCAAACAGCCCATTTGCAATTTGCCGTCATTGACAAATGAAAACGTACATATGAAAATACAGGATTATAACAACATGGCCTATGTGGATGGTTTCTTTAGTTATTTGTCCAGCCAGCTCTTGAATACCCATAATTTCGTGCATGGTGTCGATTTTTACGGGTCGTTCACCGGAATTCAGGAACAATATAAAATGGATATTACCGATGATTATGACTATTTACAAGGTTCCGCCTTTTTCAATAAAAATAACAAAATATTGTTTAAGACATCGCATGTGGATAATGATGGATACTTTAACTATGGGTCGCATGGCAATAAACCGCGTCTTCAAGTATTAGAAACGCCTAAACGTAACATATCTGCGGTTGTGATTGATGATTTGATATCCCACATTCCTGACGACGTATTACCGCCGACCGCGATGCAACTTAACGATGCCGATTTAGACACGGAATTGGTATACACAAACCCAAATGTAGAAAGTAAACATAGCTCGCGAAATACTTCTGATTCATCGAATGATTCAAATAGTAGCCAAACTACATCAACCTGCTCGAGTGATTGTGACCATAATAGCAGCAGTGAAGAAAGTGTTTGGGATACGGAAGATGATGACGAAGATAGTAGTTGTGACCGCAGTAGCGGTGACCACAGTAACGGTGATGCTAGTGAAGACGATGCCGATGATGATGATGATGAGTCATATACAGACTCAGATGCATGTTACGCCTACATAAAGAACTTCCCAGTCCACTGTATTGCACTACAAAAATGTGATGGTACATTAGATTCATTATTCAGCAAAAATGCACTTGGAAAAGACGAAGCCACCTCCACCCTAATGCAAATTGTAATGACACTCTTATGTTATCAAACCGCTTTCCAATTTACACATAACGATTTGCATACGAATAACATCATGTATGTTACCACAACCGAGCCATTCTTATATTACACATATAAGCGTAAAATATACAAGGTGCCTACTTATGGCAAAGTATTCAAAATAATCGATTTTGGAAGGGCCATTTATAACTATAATGGTCGCCGATTATGCAGCGATAGTTTTGCGCCGATGGGCGATGCATCAACACAGTATAATTGTGAACCGTATATGGATGTAAGTAAACCTCGATTGGATCCCAATTATAGCTTCGATTTGTGTAGATTGGGGTGTTCGTTGTATGATTTCGTAATCGACGACGACGATAATCCTAAATGCTACGATGAACTGCAACAGTTAATTCACGATTGGTGTTTGGACGACA